ATCGAACCGAAAGAAGATATTAAAAACCGTATGGGTCATTCACCGGACGAGTTCGACGCTTTGGCAAATACGTTTCACCCGAAAGCGATTAAGTTTGTTGGGAAAAGGTATGATGATTCATACGATGAGTATATTGAAGATGTGCTATACTAATTCAAAAAAATATGGATATAAAAGAAATTACAAAAGCGGGCAGGGATAGCAAAAGTGTTATTTCTGACCTTAAACGCAAGAGCGTTGTCGTTCCGGCATGGGCTTGCCTGCGTAAGCAGTATGATACAAAAGAGCATCCTGTTATGACAGACCGGTTATACAAAGATAAAGTAACGAAAAAAGGCATTGAAAAGGTAACGAGGATTACTCTCGGATTACAGAAATTGGCTGTAAAACGTATGGTAGGGCTTATTTTCGGAATACCTGTGCAGCGTGTATATAAGCCGAAAGATGATAATGAAAAGGTTGTAGCTGAGATTATGGAGGATATTTTTATGAAAAACCATATTAACAGCGTGAATGTTGAACGCGGGCGTTATCTTTTCGCTTCCTGTGAAAATGTAACAATATGGTACAGTCAGGAAATAGAAACTGTATACGCAGAGAAAAAAAGCAAACTAAAACTGCGTTGCAAGAATTACTCACCTATGAATGGGGACAGCCTTTACCCGTTATTTGATGAGTATGATGATTTAATCGCTTTATCTATTGAATACACTCGTATTGATGATAATCGAACAATATCCTATTTTGAAACATACACAGCGGGGGAACATATTCGTTTTCGCACAGACGGCGGAACAGTAGAGGAGGAATTTCGTGAAAGTTTTGAATTACAAAAAATCACCGGAATTTATATTCGCCGTCCTGAACCGATTTGGGAAGACCAATCGGAAAATGTGTACGAGGTGGAATGGACTTTGAGTCGCAACGGTAATTATATTCGAAAAAATGCCCGTCCAAATTGGGTTGTATTCTCTGACAATAGCGTAAAATATGGAGGAGAAAGCAAGAACGATAACGAGGGACGAAATGTACTTCAATACGGGCAGAACGATAAAGCGCAGTACGTTACATGGCAACAGGCTATTGACAGTATTAAGTTTCATGTTGAAGAAATTAAGCGTAATTTCTTTATGCAACTCCAATTGCCAGACATGTCAATGGATAACATGAAAGCAACGCCTATGTCCGGAGAAGCTCGTAAAATGGTTTTCATAGATGCCCAACTGAAAGTAACAGAAGAAAGCGGCATTTGGATTGAGTTTTTTAATAGAGAAATCAATGTAATTCGTGCGTTTATGAAAAAAATGTACCCAAAATTAGAGGAAGCTATTGATAGTCTTGGCGTTGAAGTTGTTATCACACCATATCAGATACGGGATGAAGCAGAACGGATAAACAATTTAAGCAACGCAACAGGAGGAAAGCAGATAATGAGCCAACGGACAGCTATTTCAAATCTTGGATATGTGGACGATGTCGATGCCGAAATAAAACAAATAAAAGAGGAAGAAATGTCCGATGTTATGGAACTAACAATTTAATAAAGTGGCTATAAACAAATGGGACAAGCAACATCTACTCAATCTCGGATTAACACAAAAGCAGATTGATAAGATATTTTATGCGGCGACAAGAGAAGTCGCTCGCATCTGTATTTTTATTCATAATTTCAATCCAAATAAACCGTTTTCTTTAGCTGATTATCCTATCGCTGACAAAATGGCTAAAAAACTATTTTCCAAACTTGAAAACGACATCGAAACTGTTATCGTGAATGGTGTACGTTCCGAGTGGACATTGGCGAATAATAAGAACAATGCGCTTTGCGACAGAGTATTTGGAGACAATAAAAGCAAGTTGTCAAAGGCACAGGAACGGAAATACTATTCAAACAACGACAAAGCCCGCGAAGCGTTTATACAGCGTAAGACAGCCGGATTAAACCTTTCCGACAGGGTTTGGAATTATACTAATCAGTTCAAAACTGAAATCGAGTTCGGAATTGATTTAGATTTGAGAGGTGGTACATCGGCAGCTGAAATGGCTCGCAACTTGAAACAATACCTCAAAGAACCCGACAAACTGTTTCGTCGAGTGCGCGACGAACATGGACAATTACACCTATCGCAAGCTGCCAAAGCCTATAATCCGGGCGCCGGTGTCTACCGTTCATCATACAAGAATGCATTGCGCCTCGCTCGAACTGAAAATAATATGGCGTATAGGACATCCGACCATCTGCGTTGGCAGCAACTTGATTTTGTTGTAGGTATTGAAGTTCGGTTATCTAATAACCACACGCTGAATGGAGTGCCTTTTGAAGATATTTGTGATTATTTGAAAGGCCGGTATCCGAAAGATTTCAAGTTTACAGGTTGGCATCCGGCATGCCGTTGTCATGCCATATCAATTCTTAAAACAGAGGATGAATTGGAAGCCGACAATGAAAGGATAATGAACGGTGAAGAGCCTTTAACAGAAAGCGTAAATACTGTTAAGGATGTTCCGGAAGGCTTCAAAAAATGGGTAGATAAGAATACGGAGAGGATTGAACTGGCAAACAACAGGGGCACATTGCCATATTTTTTGAAAGATAATGCTAACTTTGCAGGAATTTCCGTAAATAATATGACAACAAAGCGATACACACAAGATGAATTTGCTCGTGTAAAAAACACGGCAAAAGCTACTCTTGATTTCGGACGAAAAAATATAATTGGAAAGTATGAGTTTGTTCATTCGGCTTTCGACGGAAATGTCGCAATGTTCACTCGAAACTCTTTTTTGGAGAATTTACGATATGGCGAGGCATTTGATGAAAAGGTCGAAATGCTTAAACAAATAGAAGATTTATTAAAAAATGCAATATATGATAGATTTGAGAGAAATTCAAGACTAACAAAAAAGCCGGACGTTGATGGTTATTTTGTATTTAAAGGCACATAC